TCGCCTGCATCTGCATGTTGGCAGCCTGCAACGCCGGGTTTTCCTCGTCGGTCAGCAGCTTCGGGTCGATCATCTTGCCAAGGCGCTTGGCGATTTCCTGCGCGCCCGGCCAGTCCATGTTCTTCACGAACAGGTCGCCCGCCACCGGCCACAAGTCCGGGTTGGCCGTGAGAATCTGGCTCATGGCGTCCATCGCTTCCTGGCGCTTCGTCATGTACGACGGGCCGGTGGTCACGCGGACATCGTACTTGCCGACAGACGGGTTGTAGATTTTCTCCAACACCACGCCCTGTTCGTCCGTGATCTTGCGAACCGGCTCTGGCTGCATCGGGTCGATGCGGACGGTCTTGACCTCGCCATCAAGCCCCACGATGCGCGCGATACGCTGCGTGTCGTAGATTTTCGGTATCAGGTCGATGATCTGGCGCGTGACAGCTCGGACGGTTCTACCGATGTTGTCGATGTAGTGGAACGTGCCGGTGTCGCCCTGCTTCTCACGCGCCAGAATTGCTTTGCCCGAACGCTCGTTGGATTGCGCTCCAAGGCTTGAATCGTACTGCCCGGTGGCGCTCTTGATGTCGTCCGCCGCGCCCAACTTGGCCTGCAACAGACCGCTAGAAGCCATCGGCGGCTGCGCGCGCGCGGGGAGCGGCAACACGCCGCCCTGCCCGTCCGTCACATCCGGGTTGACCTCAAGGTACGGCCAGTTGTTGGTGTTGGCCGTTTTCCACTGCTGCTCGTAGCCTTCAAACTGGCCACCGTAGCCGATGAACGGCGCTTTGGGCGCCAAGGCGAGCATTTCCGCCTCTTGGCTCACCCAGTAGTTGTACATCCGCTGCGCGTCCTTGGCGTTGCGCACAAGGCCGGAGACGTACATGCGCCCGTCAACCTCAAACTCGTTGCCGATGGCGCGAACGACCGGAATCCAATCGCCCGGCCAGTCCTGTTCCTCAAGAATCTCGTAGCCGTTGGTCTTGATCCACTTGACCTGGCAGCGGTCAACTTCGCGCGTGCGGATGACCGGCAGGCCCATCATTTCGGCCTGCGCGGCCTCTTGCGAGCCGGCGAACGCCGTCAGGTTGCCCGGATACAGGTTGAGCGTGGCGCGGGTGTATTCCTTGTAGAAGTATTCCGCGATGCGCACCGTCTCCCGGCTAATCCATTGCGTCATCGCGGAGTCACCGACCCCGCGCTGCATGATGGACGAAATCGGCTCGGCGTCCGGGAACGCACGCTCAAACTCGTCGCGCGTCATGTCCTCGGTGATGAAGCACCACTCCGCATCCATGCCCGTAGGGTCTTGGATGGTGGGATCCATGTAGACGCTGAACGAGTTGCGGATGCGTCCGATGAACACGTCTTGGTCGAAAGTGTCCTCGTCGCAGTACTTCGTCAGAATGCGGACGTACCCTTCGCCAAACGTCACCTGATTGTCGCAGGCGGTGTCGTAGGCCACGTCGGCATCCGAGATGTACTCGATATGCCGCACCATGCCGTCGAAAATCTCGGCCACTTCCATGTCGGCCTTGTCATCCACCGGGATGACCTTGCCGGCCGGGCGGTTCTGCCGCTGTTCGTTCGTGACCTGCCGGACGTGCTGCGGGAGCTTGTTGATGGTCAAACACGGACGCGCGTTGACCGTCTGCCCCTGCACCGAACCGCGTGTCGCTAGGACATCCTGCGGCCATTGCCATTGGTTGTCCGGGCTACCCGCCATGAACCGCAGGTCATCCAGTTCGTCCTCGCGGCTGTCCGCATAGGCGGCGATGGCCGACACCATGCGCGTGCGCGCCGTCGCTAGGACATCCTGCGCGTTGCGCTTCTTGCCCTTGGGCGCGGGGTCGCTCGACCGCGCCGCCGCCCGCATGCCTACCGGGTCTGTAGCCACGGTCAGGCGCCCATCCAACTGCCGGACATACCGCCGCCCTCACGCAGCGTAACGCGCCGCTCAGACGGGCGCTCCGTGCGGCTGGCAACGGGGTATGCAAACGTCACGGCGATGGCGTCAGCCGCATCAGGCGAGGCCAAACCACGGGCTTTCATGTCTTTCTTGCTCTCCAAAAGGATTGCACCAGCGGAGTTGAACTTCTGGTGCGGGCCGACAAAATCGGCTTTCAGCACCCGATCATCGGGCACACTTGCACCTTTCAGCCATTCTCGCATGTCCGCCCACATTTCGGAACGCTTGTTCTGCCAGGCAGCCGGATTACGCGACTTCCAACCGAAGTTCACGCCTCGTACCTTGTAACGCTGCTCCTTGAGCCTGTCAAGGATGCCGTAGCCCAAGCCACCCTCGTCAATCACCGTCAGCGCCGGGCGGTACTGCTCAATGGCGTCAATCACCCGCCCCACGGTCGCCATCGTATCCTCGCCCCGATAGCGGTGCAGAGCGATCAAATCGCGCCCCTGACGCACGGCGATGACCGTCGCATCCGCCCCGCCGCGCGCGGGATCCACACCAATCACCCTAGGGGCGTTTTCATCCTTGAAACGAGGCCGCGCCATAGCCTCGTCCACCAACCGGGGGCTGATGAACTGGTCGTCTCCGTCAGAGGGGAACTCTCCGTAGACCTCAACTCGGGCTTGGGGGCTATCGACGCCGTATTCCGCGATGATTTGCTCGTAGACCGCTTTATCGGTGTCTTCGACGGTGCGCGCGTCGATGTTTTGCGTTGTCCAGAAGTCCCTTTTCGCGTTGAAGCACTCATAGAAGTAGCCCTCCGGCCGTCGTGGGTTGGAAAACGCCATCCAGAAGCGATTTGGCGTGTTTTCCGTGAAAAATCCGGCCGTCACCGACCAAATCGGGTCGGGAATACCGCTCGCCTCGTCGAAAATGACCAAAACGCCGTCGAAATTGTGAACGCCGGCGTAGGCATCCGGGTTTTCCTCGCTCCACAACCGGCCTTCAACCGACCAGTAGCGCGTACCTTTCTTGAGATCGCGCTCGACCAGCTCCGCCAACCACTTCGCCGGCATGACTCGCGTTGCGCTGACCTCAAACCAATGGCTGTTCATCATCAGCGCAAGCCATTTTGTGACTTCCGCCCAGGTGATAGAGCGCAACTGGCTCTCGCTGTTGGCCGACACAATCGTTGTGGAGCCTATCCGCGTCGTCAGCATCCACAAAATGAGCCAAGACACCAGCGCCGACTTGCCGATACCACGCCCCGAAGCCGTCGCCATGCGCAGCACTTCGAAGTTGGTCAGCTCCTTGTTGCGAGCGATGTGCGCCGTGATGTCGCGCAGCACCTTGCGTTGCCACCGACGCGGCCCCTTGAAATGCTCCAACGGGGTGCCCTTCTGCCCCCACGGGAACACGAACAGCACAAACGCTTCCGGGTCGTCCTTGAGCGCAGGCGACCACAACCGCGCCATCAGGGTTTCTTCTTCCTCGGCGCTATAGATGGGGGTTTGCATTACTCACGCTTCAAAATCTTGACTTTCTTTTCTTCCCCAGGGAACACGACAAAGTTGCGCGTTCCGGTGCCGTCTTTGCCGCGACTGCCTGCGTCAAGGTAGCGAATTCCCGGAATACCCATTTGAGCAAGCGTTTTTTCTATCTCGCCTCGTTTTCCGCTCAACATTGAGTGGATGCTGCCGCCCGTAACTTTATCCGCGCCGTAACTGTCTATTGCAACAGCAATCCGCTTACTAAACTCCGGGTTAGAGAGCAAAGCTTTTTTCACGTTTTCAGGCTGTTGATTGAACGGCTTATCCCAATCGAGCATACGGTCTATCATCGCGTCGGGTAGGTCGGCTTTGTAGAGAGAAGAAAGGTCTTTAACCGCCAATTTTGTTTCGGGACTTAGATCAAAATTGTCTGACTCTTTAAGCGCGGCTCGTAACGCTTGGTGCGGGTAATCAAACCCTAAAAAATCGTCGTTTTGTAGCGCCTGAACAACGCGCAACTCTTGTGCGGAAAGCCCGGCTTCTTTTAACGCTTCCATTGCATCATCAGGCGAGTCAAATTCGCTGTAAACTTGCGCAACTTTTTTCTCAAAATTTCGATACGGGATTTGCGTCGCATACCCGCGCGCAACTTTCGGGTTTTCGGCAAAGTAAATCCCATGCCCGTAAGCCTGCGCCCCCTCGCCTGTGCCTACCTTGCTAGCGTCAAACTCGCCTAGCGGGTTAGCCTTTGTCGCGGGGAACCGATGCGGGGTGCCGTGGTAAACATCAAGCTCCTGCATCGGCGGGCGGCGGCGCAGCATATTGCGCGGGCTGATGAACTCCCCTGCCACTTCGCCAAACCCCAACGGCCCCGCCGCTGCGCGCTGCCGCAACTCCCGCAACATCTGCAACGCCACCGCCGGGTTGCTCGCAAACTGACCAATAGCCGTCAACGACTCCTTAAACGCCGTCACCGGATCGCGCACCAACTGCTCCACACCGCGCAACTGGTTCGTCAACCCATACCCCAACCCCGCGCTCACGTTCTGCGCGTACTGCCCAGGCGACAAACGCGGGTCAACCTGCGGCGCGCGCGGGTCGGTCGGCATCGGGATGTAATTCGCCAGCGCGTTAGCGCGCGGCGCCAGTCGATTGCTCTGCGGCGGCATGGCTGACCTCCGACAACATCATAGCATCCTCCGCACGACTCAATGCAGCCGCAAGCGGTGACGCCACTCGACCATCAATGACGCGAGACTCCGCCTCTCGCAACGCCGCAGAGATGCTGATCTGCTGCGTAACGTCAACCTGCACCTGCTGCTTGGCCACCCACCCGTGAGTGTGCTGCAAGATCGCAAGTGCCGCCTTGGCATCGCCATTCCTTGCCGCCTCCCTCAAGTACGTCGCAATCTCTACCTCAGAGTCAGCTCGCCCCTTGGCCTCCGCCATCGCCGCCATCGCATCCAACTGACAAAGCCGCCGGTACTCAACCGGCAGCATCCCCGCAGCCAACGCCAGGGCATCACCCTTCAACCCCAACGCAGCCGCGTCATAGATGCGCTGCAAGCGCGCCTCCGTGGCAACGAGCTGACGAGCCTCAAACGGCAACGACTTGAACATGCCCCCAAGCCTACCGCCACCTTGCGGTGGGTGCAAGCGTAAGACTATCGGTTGTGAGTTGGTGGTCAAAAAAAATTTTGCGTGGGGGCACCGAAACTGTTACGGCCAGTTGCTCGGCCCTACCCCCCGGCCTGGTCGCCAGTAGCCGACACGCAACACGCTGTAGCAATCACGCAACAGGCAAGGTAGGCATAGCCTACTGGCTACGCGCCCCATGCGTTAGGTAATGTAGGCTATGCAGCATTGGTAGGCACTATAGGCAATCGGTCGCATGGTAGGCAAAGTAGGCAATCGCCATGCGGTAGGCATTGTAGGCAATGCGCCACAAGGCGTGTGGCCTGGGCGCAACGGGCTGAAAACGGGGGTTGGTAGGCGGTAGGCAGGGGCGGTAGGCAACATAGGCACTTTAGACACCCTGTTTTCAGTCGGCGGCGGCCCACGCAAGAGAACCACGTGCAGCATTGGTGTAATGTTACAATATAACACTATAAGAATTTATACCTTTCCATCTAGTGACTACCTAATTTACCTATCTCAATCTTTCACCCCTATTTTTTGAGCGTGGCGCGGTAGGCAATCCCGCCCCAATCCGCTACCTATCGCGCACCTACCGACTACCTACCGCTAGGCCAGGCGATTGCATCCATTCTGGAGTCATCCGGTAAAACTTTCCCTTTTTTCTCGTATCATAGTGCATACCGATTCACTAACCGGAGATTGCAATGCAAATCACACGTCTTGAAGGTTTCACGGCATCAGATGATGGGTTGTTTCGCTGTCTGACTCGCACCCTGCCTGATAGCACTTTCGTGTGCATAACGGATTCGGGCGGTTTGGATTATCCGACAGCAACCAATTTTAACGTGTCGGTCTATCCGTCAGAGGATGCCTTTTCCGACAATCCATCTTCATGCCTTGCCTCTATCGGCTCATGGTCAAATGTCTGCCTTGATGATGCCGTGTGGATGGCGATTGAGCGTAGCGCGGAGTCTATCTAATGGATGTCGGAACGCTTGTTAAGATTGTCCCCGAATGGTGCGGGGCGCACGAAAGTCCCGATATGCTCTACAGGACGGACTCTGTAGTTAGCAGCACGGGGCGCGTCTACATTCGCGCCATTGATGACGCGCCGGAATTCAAAAGCCGTGAATTGGTGGACACTTTCATGCTGCGTGTGGTGTCGCCGTGATTCGCGCCCGCGCTATTTCCGCCTAATCGCCATCCCATAGTCGCCTAGCGCTAGGCTAGGCGACTAGAGGACGCCGATTCACACACTAACCTAAAAGGAAAAACGCTATGTTTATCTATTCCAATCCCGCCGATAAGCACGATCCGCACAAGCTGCCGGATGTTGAGATTCTGGAATTGACGGCTGAGGAAGTGGCCGCAGCGGATGACGATATGGTATGGGAGTATATGCGCCGTCGTGAATTTCAGTTAGCCGCCATGAATAGCAGCGTCCGTGATGCCATGCTCGCCGCTATGGTGGAAGAAAACGGCATCACGGGCGCATGGGTATTTCGATTCTGCACGCCGGGATGTATGCCCGATTCGGATCACTTCGGCTATTACTCCTCTGCTGAGGATGCAGCCCAAGCCGCGCGCGATTTTGTGGATGCCTAGTCGCTAGCCCGTAGCGCATGGCTCGCCGTGCGCTATTGGATGCCGATTAGCGCATCAAACACTAAAAGGAAACAGACAATGCAATTCTCAATTCCGGTTGACACGATCAAGGCGCTTTTGCTCGCCGCCGCGAAAGGCGATATCCGTTACTATCTGAACGCGGTATGCCTGGACGTAGCGCCCGATGGATCGGCGGTAGCCGTGTCCACCAATGGCCATATCATGCTAGCGCTTCCGGTCGAACGTGCCGAGGATGACGGCGAGCCGCGCGCGACCGTAGCCGGTCAATACGTCATACCGCGCGACGTTCTGGAAGGTTTGAAGGCGCCCTGGAAGGGTGGCGCCGCTACGGTCACAATCGACACGGCCGCCCAGACTGTCACTGTAGCGGTAGCGGGCAAGGCGTCATCTTCGGCGCTGGTAGATGGCAAGTTTCCCGAATGGCGCCGTGTGGTGCCGCGTAAGGTTTCCGGCCTGGCAAGTCAATTTAATGCGGAATACGTCGCCACGTTCGGGAAGATCCACAAACTGCTAGGTGGCAAGTTTTCGCCTGGCATCCTTCACAATGGCGGCGACGGCGGAAATTTTGTGGAAAGCGCCGCGCGCGTGCTACTGCCTGGCGAAGCTGTCGGCGTGCTAATGCCGATGCGCGGGTACGATGGCGCTACGGTAGAGAATCCGGCATGGCTGGACTATCCGGCCGCCACGGACACGGCCGCGGCCGCCTAGCCGGTAGCCTGTAGCGCCTGGGCGACCGGGCGCTATGGGGTATCGACTAACCTAGAGGACAATCCCATGCTTCCAAAAATCAAGCTCTACGCTAACGGCTGGTCGGCGCACGCCGAAAAAGGCAGTTACGCCGGACTGTACACTGTGCTAATCCGCACCGCCAAAGGCGACATTCACGACCGCGTGCGGTGCGACGATTACCGCACGGCTATGGATTACTACAAAATCTTTTGCAATATCGCGCGCAATGCGTGACAATCGACTACACACACAATCCAATAGAGGACATACGACAATGGCCACGATTCAATTTAAGGCAAAGGTTCAGCTTTTAGGCGAGTCCGATTCCATCCGCGTGCGGCAATTTGTGCCGGTGCCGGAATTCACGCGGAAGCATTGCGACATGGCCGCGTTTCGGAATCATCCGAAGTTTGGCATGTATGCCAATAGCGACCTTTTCCCGTCAGTGCTCGCGCGCATCCGCGCGGATATGCTGGCGGAAGGCGTGAAAGACTTTCGCACCGGCAAACCGGCCGGAATCATGCTTGATAAAATCCCTGCAAACGTCACCGTCGACGCGGCTGGCTTTTTGGCGACCGTCACCGTCACCGTCTAACCTACAATCCACTAAAGGACACACGACAATGGAAACAATCGCACACACTCCCGCCGATGCCGCCACCGATGCCACCGAACGCGCGGCGATCCTGACGGCGTTGGATGCTTTCATCCGCCAGCGTCCCGGCTTGGATTATCGCAACTATGACCGGGCATCCTACGCGGCCGAGGTTCGATCTATCGGCCGAGACTTGCAGGATGCGCGCGCCTTGCTCCGCGCCGTAGAGCTTCGGCCGTCCATTACGGCGGCCGTGCTTCGGGATGCTCTATCCCCTGGCCGCTTGTCATGGGATGGCAAGCGCCTGGACTATACGACCGGCCAATACTGGCCGACCGAGTACCGCCGCGCGGCCGCCGCTGTGCTGGCGTCGGCTTTGTGGTCGTACTGGCGCGATTGCGTGCCGGCAACCCCTGCCGGCTATGCCGTCATCGGATGGGGCAACCGGCGCGACTGGTACGCCGGCCCCGGCTACGCCACACGTGCCGAAGCGGAAGCGGCATTGGCTGAGGCTGGCGGACACGCATACGGCCACATCGTAGAGCTGTACGGCATGGGCAACCGGTACTATTCCGCCGGCGACCACATCCGCCAGACTGCCCGGCGCGAGCTTGGCAACCCTATCGCCCGCCGCTGGTTCAACTAACCCCATGCGCTGACGGCCGCCGGATACCCTCCGGCGGCCGTTGACGCGCGGGCATATGGCACGCTATAACCTTTTATCCAATAACCTAGAGGGATACGACAATGACGACGAAGCACACTCCGGGGCCGTGGGCCGCCGAGCCGCAGCTAACGCCTGACGGCCGCATGGGGGCCGCCTGGAACATCGTGGCCGACGATTGGCCAGCCGTGGCCGTGGCCGAAGTGCGGCGAGAAGCGGACGCGCTGCTGATCTCGGCGGCGCCGAAGATGTTGGATCTCGCGCGGCACGTGGTCGCTATGGCGGACGATGCCTACTTGATTGGGCATCCCGAATGGGGTGCTATCGTGGCCGAAGCTCGCGCGGCGATGGTCGCCGCTTGGATAGACCCATGACTCCGCCCGAACTGGCCGCCGCCCTAGAAGCGGCGACACGCGCCATACGATCCGGCTATAGCCGGGAGGTATCGCCGGCGTCCATTCAGTCGGTGCCGGCCGTGACGACCGCCATACACCGGCTGGCGGCGCTCTCCCCTGACGCATTGGTGGACGCCTTAGCGGGCACAGTGCCAGGCGCAGGGGCAGACGTTCGCGCGGCGATAGAGCTGGCATATGTGTGTGGCCGGTTGGCCGTCGCGCGGCAGGTGTTCGAGCGAGCGGTATCGGATGAATTTTCAACCATCTACAGGAGTACCAGACAATGATCGAAAGTGAATTGGTGGCCGTGGGGTTGTTCTGCGGCGGTATGGGCTACTGTGTCGGTCTAATGGCCGGCGTGTTTCACGAACGCGGCCGAGCTAAGGCGGAGCGTGAAGCCTTGCGCCGGGGTGTGGCCGTGGAGCCTACTGGCACCGCTGCGGCCTGGAAGATCCGAAAGGAGAGCGGCAAATGAGCACGATCAACAACGGCGGCCCGGCGTTTCCGAGCACGATTCAATATTTTCCCGACGACAAAAACGCGAACGAAGAGCAAGGCATGACTCTACGCGATTGGTTCGCTACCCACGCGACCGACGCTGACATTGCAGCGATTCAGAACCCGCCGCACGGGGCGCAGAACATTTCGCGGTACGAGGCGCGGT